TATTTTTGTTATTATTTAAATGTTTTAACAACTTTAGGTCCTTTTACAAACTCTAGTTTTTTACTGTAGTGATCTACACTACCGTCAACTGCTTGTTCAGCACCTTCTATTGTTTCACGTCTAGTGACATCGTGCCATTTTTCACAACACTTGTCTTTTTCAGGGTCACAAGGACAATCGATGTCTTTGTATTCTGTTTGATAGTAACCATTAGGTAACTGGACTATACGCCAGTTTTTCTTCTCTGCAAGGTGCTTCCACGCTGCAATGGTTTCATCATTAACTTTGGATTGACTAGGCATACTGCTAGTCTTGTAATAAAAATACGTCATAATTTTGGTATTTAGGTTAAAAAATTAGTTATGCAACCTCACCTCTATCGTGAGTTGCTCGGTTATAAGCAATAGATGTTCTACGAACAGTTCCACTTGGTGTATGGTGTAAATCAGAATCACTTCTCTGACCTATCCTTTGGTTCTCAGCTTTCTTCCTACGTCTAGCAGGCGTCATAGCCGCTGCCTTGTCCCTTGCTCTCTTTCTTCTTAATGCTGCGGGACTGAGCCCTTGTGAATTTGCTATTGCCATACAGGAATAATCACATAGTTAAGTGGAAATTTAAAAAGGTGACACTTGCCTATTACTAGTATACTCTATATAGCTACTGTCACAAAAAAAATATAAGATATTTTGAGGTATAGGGTAGCCCCTACCCCTCTTCACCTTTACAATAAAAGGAAAGTCAATTATATTTACCCAGCCCCACCTTGCCGGATATCACCGCGTTCATACCCCATACATACCGATGCGCATCTGTGTATAGCATTTATTACTAACTATGTTTCGCCTACATATTTCACATGTTATACTAGGCCGCTCGGTGTATAGCATTTCACCCATGCAGTACAGTTATATTATCCGCTTCACCACGTATATCCTTTGTATAACTATATATTAATATATACATAGTTAATACGAGTGTAGTTGGATAATATATATGTAATATGAAACAAACTAAATTAGAAATAGAGAGAGAGTGTGGTATAATAGAAACACTAAAACATTTACTAAATAAAACATATACTTTTATACAATGTAAATACGACTCAATATGGATAATATAAATGTAACTAAATAATAATAATAATAACAATTAAATTTTAAACTATGAGTAACTTAACTACTAAAAGATTTGTCGTAAGACAATCACTAATCGGAAAAAATGTAACATTCGAATTCACTAACAAAAAAGGTGACAAGATAACTTACAATCACGACAAAGTATTTTCAATAATGAAAGATACACTAACCAACTTAGCTTGCTGGTCTAAATACAAAAGCTACACTGCTACTAATAATATTCCATTAGTACTTAGAGATAAAGAGTTAGTATAATAACTAATTCTTTACATCTCACTCGGCGTCGAGCTGTGTTCTCTCGAGTATAAATAAAGTTGAGCAAGTAACTGACATTACGGTATAGTGTGTAAAACGGTGTGACCAAATTGGTACGTATCACTAAGTAGTTCGAATCTACTCATGTCAACTATGAATAAAATAACTAACGAGTACAGAGTAAATGGTATTCTGTACGGTCACTTCACAGAAGAAGGTAAACTAACTAATAAATATAATAATAATGTACAATCAAACTCAACTAATAATGATTTCACGAAAACTATTTCCTAACAAGAATGTTTTTCAACTAACTAAAGCAGAACAAAAAGAAGTTCTAGCAATATATAACGAATATAACTAAATAAATATAATAACTATGAGTAAAATTAAATTCACGTACAATAAAGTGTACAACTATGTAAAAGGTAAGTCAGTTATTGACTTAATATTTGAAGGCATCGCTTTCGGTTTCTTAATGCCACTAGCGATAACAGGAATAGTATTCATGTGGTATCAAATACTGTTTAACGGCGTAACTATATAATTATGCAGTGGATATTGACGTGTGAAAACGGTAAAGAAATAGATATGTCAAGCGATATACTATTACAAATGGAAAAGAAAATAACTAGACAAGATGTTCTTGACAGAATAGAGTTCTATAAATCAACTAATAAACTATGAGAAAATTTAAACACGAAAAAGTGTGGTCATTTAATGACGAGCATGTAATAGATGGTATGATATACTCTAACGAGTTAGAAAAATATGTAACTGTTGAAGAATATACTGATTACTACTATGCCTAGAAAATACAAGAGTAAGAAGATAATTAAGCTAACTAGACAAGAAATAATGCTAGTAGAAGATGAATGGTATGATAAATTTAATAGAAATTACAATTTAAATACGAAGATATTTGGATAATAATACAAATAAATGATATGAATAAACTAAAATTAACAAACTACAATCAACTCGGCCAACCACAAAACGCTATACTAAAATATGCTAATGGTGACATCGAAGTGCTAGAATTTGCTCCAAACACTAGATATTATGACAGTGCGGACAAAAAATACAGAAGTTACCCTGCTTTTACAATAATAAATAATAGAACTTATGCATAAAAAAATATACTACGACGACTTACCTGCTTTCGAAATGATCAAGCAACATGACTTTACTTACTGTATGAGTGATGACAATAGATCTTACGAGTCAGGTAGACGACAACTAGAGCTAATTAATGAAGCAGTTGACAAAGAATATGGTGGTTGGACTAACAAAGTAGTAGATCACTGGAATAAATATGCACCACATGGCGATGATATGTCATGGCGCAAAGAATATACGGCGGAATAGAGCAGTCTGGTCAGCTCGCAAGGCTCATAACCTTGAGGTCGGTGGTTCGAATCCACCTTCCGCAACTAAATTAAATTAAATAACTATGAGAAATAAACAAACTTGGCAACAAGAACAAGAAGCGTTAGAAAATGCTTTTGCAAGACAATTGCTCCTTAAGTATAATATTAAAGAAGTAACTACGCAAAGACAAGCGTTAAATGGTACAAGAGAATTTGAATTTCCTGTTCCATCACACCCAAGATACTACAACGGTAATCTTAGATTAGCTTGCTTTAAAAGTGGTACAGTAAGAAAACAGAACGGTACTTACTCACCATATCAACTAAACAAACAATACAAGCAGAACAGAAGAACTACTTTCTTAACTGAAAATGGTTTAAAAACTAACGAATATGTAGGCACAGCGAGAGCTTTAATATGGTCTCAGCTTGCAAGAATGAATTATATGTTAGAATACTATCTTAGAAATTACAATACAAATACGAAGTAATTCGGATAATATATACGATGACAAAATGTAAATGTAAAAATATAATACCTCCGCAGCGCCTCGCACTAGGTTATACCTCTTGCGTCGACTGTTCGACCACTGAACCATATGGCTGTGTGGCAATCACATACCATAAAACCGGCAATACTATTCAAATCATGCCAAAAAGTCAGGCGAAACGTGTAAGAAAGCTTGGCGCTAGACGAGGTTACGGAACATGCTTAAGATAATAATATGGCAAAGATAAAACAAATGGATGTAGTAGCACAAGAAATAGCTACAGATATAATAGATGAAATTTACAAGCAATGTGATTGGCAGATCGGCCAGTTCTTACCAGAAACCAGTGAGGGCAATACAATAAACGAAGCTCATAGTTATCTCATGAGACTGGTCGGCCGTCACATAGCTAATAAACTAGATGTAACAACTAATAAATACTACGATGAGTGATTCAATAAAAAAATGGCACGAGATGCAAGAAGAAAATAAAGCAATAGTAAGTAATGTTAAAAAAGCTTATAAAATATTAATAGATTATGATATTCAAGATATTGAAAAAGCATTAGAGATCTATAATAAAACAAAATAATATATGCGCAGCGATGCACCCATGTGGTACAAAGCAGGTAGTAAGTCGCAGTAAATCCGATTAACTTCGGTTGAAATAAGACAGAGTGGCGGCATACTGGTCACGTTAGGCGATTACCGGGGCATTAGCTCGATCGTGGTGCGTCAAAACAGAAAGTTGGGTATAAACGACAATTCTAGAAACTACCAGTCCCAAACTTCTATCTCTGTCTCCCTCACGGGAATACTCAGTAACGTTTGAGTTGAAAACAAGTGAGGGATTTGGGAGTGATAAGGTTAGTGCTAATACCCATAAATATATGGTCGTCTAGCAAACGGCGGTTCGATTCCGCCCACTTCCACAATATAAATACGACAACAGTTGGATAATATAATTAAATAATAAATAATAACAATGAATAAACTAAAATCAATTTACGACTTGCTAAAACCCAATGTTAAAACTGAGTTGCAAGCTAGTGCTAGAAAATACGACAGCGCTAAATTACTTAAGTATACTCTTATGTCTAAGATGACTTGGTCAGAGCTTACAATGAGAGACTTATCAGAACTAATAACGTATTCTAATCTAAGCAGTTACAAAATGTCACCTTATGACTTTATGTATGGCGATAATATAATTAATAAATAATGGCAGAATTACTAACAGACGATATTGTCAACGATAAGCTACAAGCAGATGGTATCATGGAAGAACCAGATGCACCTTGGCTATTAGAATATATAACTACAGAATATGGTGGTAAACTAGATACTGAAACTACATGGTCAGATAAATCACACAACCTAAAAGTATACAGTGAATCAACAGCTGATGGCTACGATATATACTGGTGTACTTATGATGAGAAACCTTATATTTCACAAGATGGTTATCAGTATGAAGATTATACTACATGGTCAGAACAAGCTATTGAAGCATTGACTGATGGTCAAGATGTGTGGGTAGAGTCTCATATATGGGACGATATGGAATACGAATTTAACCATGAGCTTGAACAATGGTGGCAAGACATATACGAAGAAAAGTTTAACGAATTAAAAGATGAGTTATTAGACTCAGGCGATTACTATGAAGACAAAAAATAAACAAGAAAAACCTAAATGGTTCCACGGTATGTGGTATAACGAAGGTGATACAGTAGCTAACCCTTTTACAGGTGACAAATGCAAGTTAACAGGTGCTGAGCTAAGTATGTATGACTTTATTAAAGGTGCAGAGTTTACAATAGCTACACAATTTAGCGATGATATAATGCACCCTGATACAATTAATTTACAGAACGATATGAGAAGAGGCTTAGACTGGTTTAGAACCAACAATGCTTCAGCTTATATGACATTACTAGACTAATATGACGACAGAACAATTTAACGCGTTAGTACATGAGTTAGATCATTACGCGCAAGAAACAATGAACAAGAAAGGTCCTGAATATACTATGCAGGATAATGATGTACTTAACAACTTTAAATCTACGGCTAAAAAGCTAAATGTAGATCCTCTAGTTGTGTGGTATGCTTACTTCGATAAGCAAATTAGCTCAGTTGCAGCTCACGTTAGCAACCATGATCTAAACAAGGCAGAACCTATGATTAGTAGGTTTGGCGATATAATAAATTACGCAAAGCTAGGCTTCGCATTATTCAGAGAAAGAGATGATGTGTAAAGATGTAATGGTGACTTTGTTATCTCTTATAGAAAAAGAAATAAAACGAAGAATCGAACATTCATACTTTGAAGAAGAGTCTGACAAGTGGAGTAAGTTCCATGATTATATCAGAGAAATACGTTTAACAATAAATAAAGGCGGAATAAAATGAGTACAAGAAATTTAACTATGGTAGTAGATAGAGACTACGCAAGCCAAAACGATTTAGGTTTTGCTGCTAACCCTTCAGTTTACGCTGACAATAGCTATGTAAATATGTATTTACATCATGATGGTTACCCTGAATGGCAAGGTGTACAGTTAGCAAACTGGTGTCACACTAATGCTAGACAAGACGGTAGCGCATTAGCTGCAAAGCTAGTTCATGATCATTACTATGACAGTTGCTACTTATACGCAGACCATCAAAATATCGATCACCAATATACTTATATTATATGGACAGGTGATTCTGATGACATATGGATTAGTTGCTACGATCAATACAGTAGTAGATGTGTGTTTGTATTAAAACCAGAAAAGATTATATCTAAGTACATGAAAGATATGGACTACACTGATTTTGCTAATGGTAAAACAAGATTTGAAAAAGTATATGCAAATTTTAATACAGACTAAATACGAAAGTAAATGGATAATAACGATATGGGTTTCATAAACAACGAAAAAATAATAGATGAGCTAGCTGAAAAAGTATTAGATAAACTAATACAAAAAGCTCAAAGCCCAAACTGGCATCAATACAATACTCCTATGACTATAGGTGAATTGATAAAAGGACAATTGCCCTTTAAAGAAACAGAAGAAGAGTTCTTAGTATCTGAAATGGCTAGACTACATACATTAATGAGTTTGTACGAAGGTAATGAAGAATACATGAAGGCAGCAATTATAAAAAGAAAACTAGATCAAATACAAAATAAATTAAATAACCTATGATAAAACCAATGTTAGCACACAAGTATGACGACAAACGAGTAGACTGGTCTCAACCTGTGTATATACAACCTAAATTAGACGGCGTTCGCTGCCTAATAAAACGCGTGTCAGATTTTCCTGGCCAAGAAAACTTAGCCTCGTTCAGCGTAAAAGCATATTCAAGAACAGGTAAAGAATTTAAAAACATAAAACATATACTCGATAGTTTAAAACCATTTTTCTTTAATCAACCTGATGTTATACTCGATGGCGAGTTATACAATCATGATCTGAAAGATGACTTCGAGAAAATTATATCACTAGTTCGTAAGCAAAAGCCTACCGATGAACAAAGATTAGATGCTAAAAATCTAACTCAGTTTCATTGCTACGATTATTTCGATGGTGTGCAGTATGACAGCTACAAAACTCGTATGAATAATCTAGTAAACTCAGACATATACTCTTACTGTATCAAATATGTTCCTGCAAAGCTCGTAGATTCCTACAATTATGCTAGAACATTACATAAAGAATATCTTGCAGCTGGTTACGAAGGCTCTATCATAAGGCTAGATGGCTTATACAAGCACGGTAGGTCTTACGACTTAATGAAATTCAAAGACTTCAGCGATACTGAAGCAACCATCATAGGTTATGAATTAGGTAAGGGTAAGCGACAAGGCACGCTCGGAAAGTTCCTGATGCAAGATGACGAAGGTATACAGTTCGGTTGTCCGCCGGGCAAAGGTTATACCTACAAGGATCTCGCAAATATGTTACTGAAAGTTAATGACTATATAGGTCAGCGTGCTACCTTTACTTATTTTCAACGAACTAAAGCAGGTTCATACAGACACCCGCTATTCAAATGTATACGTAACTATGAGTAGAAAATTTAAAAACGAAGTACTGTTTAAGGTCTCAGTAGATATTAACGGTAAACAAGAATATAACTTTATGGAAAAGAATTACGATCAGCTATGTGATAAGCTAACTGATATTATGATACGAGAAACACTATGAATATATTTTATTTAGATAAAGATCCTGAGCTGGCAGCTGTATACCAATACAATAAACATGTTGTGAAGATGGTATTAGAGTCAGCTCAAATGCTTTGTACTGCACATAGATATTATGGTAATGAAGATGTACCTTATAAAACGGCACATCTAAATCACCCTTCAACTATATGGTGTAGGCAAAACAAAAATCATTACAGGTGGTTATACAACCATATGATACAACTAGGTAAAGAATATTATGTTAGATATGGTAAAGAACATTTAACAATAACTAAATGTAAAGAGCCATTAGCCTGTTATCCTCCGGGTATACCAGAGGGTAAGTTTACACAACCTCCACAGGCTATGCCAGATGTATACAAGCGCGATTGTGCTATACATGCGTACTGGTTATACTATGTATATGACAAAGCTCACATATATAATAAAAATAAAGAAAGAAAATATGATACTAAATTTATTAAAAAGCATTTTGGTTACTGCGACGATATACCACGCGGTGCCGGAACAGACAGATAGTACCCCTTTTATAACCGCATCAGGTTCACATATAATGGAATGTTGTCCTGGTGAACATAGATGGATAGCTGTAAGTAGAGATCTTGAAGAACAAGGTTTTATATTTGGCGCAAAAGTCAGAATTACAGGTACAGACGGTTTTGATGGCATATGGACAGTAATGGACAGAATGCATCATAGGTGGAATAATAGAATTGATTTATTAGTTGATAAATCAATAAAGCATGGAAAATGGGATCCAGTGAAACTGGAATTAATAGGGTATGACAAAAGGTATTAAGAATAAATAAGTAACAGGCAAATGTCACAAGACAGAAATTTAAAATGGTTAAATAATAGACGCATCGTATATAGGAGAGATCCTATTACCGATGTACCTACTATTGAAACCGAGCAGTATAAATACTACGCCGATGGTACATATGAATGTTATCACTTGTTTAACAGCAAGGCTAAGATAACTACATATAAATCATTAAAGTGGCACATGCTTGTATTATATTATTTAAATATAGATGGAGTTGAAGGTGATGAAATATCATTAGAAGATGATATGCGTTCTGTATTTAAATTTATAGCAAATAAAGATAATGGTTTTGTAACCTTCTTCATAAAACAGAAAATATTAAATGATATGATAGAAGATGTATTTAACCAAGGTGGTGATCCACCTGCAAACAAGCTACGTAAAGTAGTATTCAAACCTTACTCTGGTTTAGACCTGAGTGGGAAATTAAAAATCGTAGGTCAACTAATAGGTAGACCAAGCATAGACAAGTATGATATATACGATGCTATGGTTGAGGTAGACGGAAAAATTACTATTAGTAAAATAGCCAAGCTTTTAAGTTGCTCTACAAGAACAGTGCATCGCCACATGAGTGATGATTTAAAACGAGAAAAACAAATATTAAATGAAAAGTTATAATGTACAAAATTATATTCGGTGGAAAAAAGACATTGAATATAAAATTTATAAACTACCTAAGGTAAAAGATGGAGACTTTACTATCTGGAATAGAGAACAGATGATAATAGGATTTACTCCTTTGGTAGAAAATTTAGCTAGAAAATTCTCAACATCACAACAAGCAAGTGGTGTAATGGATATACAAGACCTTATACAGGAAGGTAATTCTGGCTTAGTTAAAGCAGTTGATAGATTAGACTATATGGTTTTAAAAGAATCAGAAGATCAAGAAAAAACATTAAAATCTTTCTTATCAAAAAGAATACGAGGTCACATACGTAGAGCTGTAGATATTAATCGTGGAGACATGAGAATACCTGAGCATAAACTAAATGAGATACGTAGGAACTTTGGTAAAGATAAAAAGATGGTTGAAATGTTTTTTAATTCTATATTCTTAAGCATAGACGAAAAGCCAAAACAAGATGAAGATATGATCTATCAAATACCTGATAAATCTGAACCGTACAACTTAGAAATGTTAAATGCTTATTTAGATAGTTTATTAAGAAAGTATTTAGATGAGAAAGAATATAATGTATTAACATTAAGTTACGGTTTGAACAGCGATAAGCATAGTGCTAAAGAAATTGCAGCTAAATTAAATATGCAAGGCAGTAGCTCTTATGTAAGAGTTTCACAACTCAAGAAACAAGCTGTTAAAAAGCTTATTGATAATGTAGATCACTCGCAAGTGCTTGATTATCTTTAGGTTATGGTGAACAATAAATTTAAATACGTTTCACTAATGTGTAATTATATATATAGACTAAATCAAATTAAATGCAATTAACTTTACAACAGAAGCTGGCTAAAGTCCAGACTGAGTTTAAATCGAAAAAGAGTAGATTTAACTCCTTCGGCAAATATTATTTCCGATCAGCCGAAGACATCTTAGAAGCAATCAAACCATTTTTATTGAAGTACGATATAACAGTCACAGTTAACGAAAAGTTAATTGCTGATGGTCCTATTCCTGTGCTTCAAACTACAGCTGCTATACACGACGGCAAAGGTATGTCGTTAAAAGCAAAAGCTATAGTTGGTGTAGATCTTAATCAAAAAGGTATGCAAACACCTCAGCAATTTGGCTCTGCATCTTCTTATGGTAAGAAATATGCTTTAGGAAATTTATTTTTAATAGATGATACTCAAGACAGTGACGCAACTAACACACATAAAGACAAGCTAGCCGATATTAAAAAGGCTAAAAGCTATATACAGTCTGGTGGTAAAATAGATGCAATCAAGAAAAAGTATCAACTTACTCCTGAACAAGAGAAAGAACTAACAACATTATAAATGAAAAAAGAAGACGTACTAAAAAGGCTACGTAATGACGAAGATTACTATGGCAGTTTTGGTAAGAAATACTTGAGTAACTCAGACATTGGTACGTTACTAACTAACCCACTAGCGTTTGGAGAACCAAGTAAACCATCATCTGCATTTTTAGTAGGTGGTTACTTTCATACTGCAATACTTGAGCCAGATAAGCTTAAGAAGTATAAAGTAATACAATCATCTACTAGAAATACAAAGATGTACAAAGAAATGTCAGGTGGAGAACTATGTTTATTACAACACGAGGTTGATCGTATCGAACTGATGACTCAAAAGATGATGAGCAACGATGTGTGTAAAGGTTTAATACAAGCTAAAGATGTTGACTACGAGGTACCGGGTGTAGATAAAGTCGGTAAATACGTATGGAAAGGAAAAGCTGATATTATTAACCATGAAGATGGATTAGTAGTAGATATTAAAACTACAGCTGATATTCAAAAATTCAAGAACAGTGCTTATCGTTATAATTACGATTCACAAGCATACATATATAGAAAGTTATTTGGCTATGATATGGTGTTTGTAGTAATTGATAAGACAACTCATCAGTTAGGTGTGTTTGACTGTTCGCCTGAGTTTTATTCGTCAGGTAAAGACAAGGTCGATAGAGCAGAAGACGCTTATGAGCTGTTCTATAAAACCAAGGATTTTAATCCGAAACAATATTTCATAAGTAAAACACTTTAATTTTTAATTATATGGCAAGAACAAGAAAAAGAACTTGTGACGTATCAGGCGTTACAACGAGTACCAACAACTTTTACAATAATCAATCACATGTTAAAGCTGTTGATAATTTAAGAAGAGGCACAGGTGCTACAAAGCAACAGATGTCTAGAATGTTTAACCAATTAAATACTTATTAATATGGCAAGTATAATAGCTACAAGTATTGACCTTACTAAAATACCTAAAGATAAAATTATCGAAGGTAAAAAAGGTAAATACTTACCTATTACAATAACCGTTAATGATGAAACAGATCAGTTTGGTAATCAAGGTCCTGTAGTCGTTCAACAAACGAAAGAGGAAAGAGATGCTAAGACTGAGAAGATTTATCTAGGTAATGTAAAGGTAGTATGGAGCAATGGTACAAATGTTGAACCAGCTCCAAGAGATGGCCAACCTGCGCAAGCAATGGCCCAACCAGCAGCAGCAGCTGCACCAGCAGACGATTTACCATTTTAAAAAACACAGATGCAAGTAGAGAATAAAGAGATTAATGGATTTTTGATTGATGAGTTCAATCAACATGGTCTTGAAGTGGGTAAGACACAGGGGATTTGTCCTCTGTGTTCTCACGACAGGAAACCTAAGAATCAGAAGCTTAAATGTGCTTCTTATGATTGGGAACGTGGTCTCGGTACTTGCCACAACTGTAACTCAACTTTTCAACTACATACTTACGAACGTAAGGGTGCAAGCGACCGTGAATACGTACGCCCGAGTTTTTCTACAAAAACTCATAAGGCACCCAGTAGTAAAGTTGTAGAATGGTTTAAGTCAAGAGGAATATCTCAGGGTACATTAGAAGCATTAAATGTTTCTGAAGGCCCTGAGTTTATGCCTCAGACTGGTAAGCAAGAGAACACAATAAAGTTTAATTACTTTATGGGTAATCAACTTATCAATATTAAGTATCGTGACGGTGCAAAGAATTTTAAATTATACAAGGGCGCAGAAAAAGTATTTTATAATATTAACAGTATAGTTAATAATGATACATGTGTAATTGTTGAAGGTGAAATCGATGTTTTATCGTTACACGAGGCAGGTGTGCCTAACGTAATATCAGTACCTAACGGTGCAACGTTAAATCACAACAACTTAGATTATCTTGATAATTGTATTGATTACTTTGAAGACAAAGTAAAAATAATTCTAGCGGTAGATGCTGATGAACCTGGACAAATGCTCAAACAAGAGTTTGTGCGTAGGCTAGGTGCAGAAAACTGTTATATAGTAGATTTCTTAGACTGTAAAGATGCTAACGAGTACTTAATTAAGTACGGCGCAGAAGATCTAAAAAGTGCTATACATACAGCGCAACAAGTACCATTAGAAAACGTAACAACACTTAAAAACGTAGAAGGTGAACTTAAAGATTTTGTTAAAAACGGTTTTAAACCAGGCTTTCAAATTGGCCTCAATAACTTTGACGAGATATTCAGTACATACACTGGTCAGTTTATTACTGTTACTGGCATACCTAGTAGCGGCAAGTCTGATTTTGTTGACCAAATGGTTGTAGGCTATAATAAACAGTATGGTTGGAAGACAGCATTTGCTAGTCCTGAAAACCAACCTATTTATTTACATGCTCACAAGCTTATGCGTAAGTGTTGGGGTGATATGCCATCGCCAAGTGATATTGGTGGCGGTAGGTGGAAGGAAGTATCAGAACACGTTAACGATAACTTTTATTTTATAGACATGGACAAATATAGTCTAGACTCTGTATTGCGTAAAGGTGCTGAATTAGTTAAACGTAAAGGTATTAAATGCCTTGTGATAGATCCTTATAATAAAATAAGAGACACAAACGCTGTGTCAGATGATGTTAATAGATATACTATGGATTACTTAAGTAAAATCGAGCAGTTCTGTAAAAAGTATGACGTTCTAACGTTTATAGTAGCACATCCGACAAAGATGATGAGAGACCAAAACGGTAAAATACAAGAACCTACAATGTATAATATAAAAGGTGGTGGTGAATGGTATGATGCTAGTTATCACGGCTTATTAGTACATAGAGATTATGAAGCTAAAAATACAAAGGTAAAAGTATTAAAAGTTAAGTTTCAAAACCTAGGTGAAAACGGTGGTGAATCGTTTTTTACATGGGAACCTAAGTCAGGTTCTTTTGTGCCTCAAGTTAATGTATTAGACGAAAAAGATGACAGCGGCCTTCCGTGGGAGTAAAAAGTTTGGTATGGGTGTTTACACTCGAACCACCGAAGAAGATGCCGCAGCGATATGGTGTATAAACAACGATATATGTATAACTCCAAGAGCTGTAAAGTATGGCGAAAGAATATGGGTTGTAGATATTGAAAAAGGTAAATACCCTAATCGTAAACTATTAGGTACGTCTGATTCTTATGGACCAAATACAATATGGGAAAAAGTATCAGAGTATCAATTATATTATTATAAGAAATATGGAAAATAAATTTTATAACGCTAATCATGCTTATAATTATTTGTGGGATCACATACGAGAAACAGGTGTAGATTTTGATAATACAAAAGCTATATTCAACTGTGGTTTTTATATGGAAAATCCAACAGAGAATTATATAACAAACAAAGAACGTAATTGGAAACCTGATTACGCTGAAGCTGAATGGCAATGGTACTTATCTGGTGATCCTAGTATAAACAAGCTAGGTGAAATATATGGTAAGGTTCCTCCTATATGGGAAAAGATGGCAGATGAAAACAATATGGTTAGAAGTAATTATGGTTGGCAATGGCAACGTAATCATCAATTAGATTATGTAATCAATAAGCTTAAAAATAATAAAGAAACCAGACACGCTGCAATTAGTATATATGATTGTAAAGAACACGGTACATATGAGTTTGATACTCCTTGTACGTATGCTGTTCAATTTACAATACTTAATGATAAACTTAATATGTCTGTTTACATGCGATCTAATGATCTCTGGTACGGCTTTTGCAATGATCAGTATCAATTCTCATCATTACAAAAATATGTCGCAGAGAGATTGTCTATAGACCTCGGGTGGTATTACCATCACGCACATAACATGCATATATACAACGATAAATTATGACTTATTATATTTATCATATTCCAGGTAAAAAGATCGGTGTTACCTGTGATCTTAATAACCGGGTCACAGTTCAACAAGGTTATGAACCTAACGAGTATGAAGTACTAGAAAGCTCTGAAGATGTAGATTATATATCGTCTAAAGAGATAAAATTACAAAAAGAGTATGGCTACAAAGTAGATATGGTACCATACAAAAAACTTAAACCAAAAACTAAAATGAATATAAATATAACCGAACAGACCACAACGTTTCCATGTCCAGTAGACAAGTTGAAAGGTCAGCTGTTTGATAACTTAGGTATGAAATGGCAGACTGAACACGGTGAATTAAATATTACACCTAGAACAATAGACTGGATAATGAAAAACGTTAAAACTTCTATGTTTAACACAGAAAGAAGTTATATATACAATAAAGCATTTGCAAGGTTTTACGATAACAATGACATATTCGCGCAACCAACTCCAGTAAAATGCTCCAAGAAACCATTAAAAATGTTTGAGAACATTAGACAATGGGCAAGCGAAAGAGGATTATATGATAAAGGTGATCCTAAAACGCAATTAATCAAACTACAAGAGGAAATGGGTGAGCTAGCAAAAGCTACACTAGAAAATGATCAGCCAGAAGTTATAGATGCTATTGGCGATATGGTTGTAGTATTAACTAACCTAGCACATTTAAACAACGTAAACATAGAAACGTGTATAGCAGAAGCATACAACGTAATATCTAAACGTACGGGTAAAATGGTTAACGGAACATTTGTTAAAGATGCAGATTAAAACCAAAGACAAGATAGTACAAGCTGTACTAAGGAAGATGGACGATCGTAGCTTAGTTGGCCAAAAGAAATACGGCTCAACAATGTATAACGAGATACAAACAGGCGAGAAAGATCTGCATATGTTTTTAACTGATGTACAAGAAGAAATAATGGATGCGTTATTATATATCGAAGCTGCAAAAAGATGTTTGCAAGACGAGATAGAAGAATCAATGCTTAAACAAATGAAAGTACATGAGGAAAAAGAATTATAAAAGGAAACGAGGTCCTGTCGTTAGTAAAAAAGTTAGTATCGACGGGATTAAGTTTGCCTCAGGTCTAGAAGCGTATATGTATAAAGCTTTAAAACAAGCAGGTATTGATGCTGCTTATGAAGGTAGTACATATACGATCTTTCAGGGTTTTGATTTAAACGTTACTTGTTATGAAAGATGTGCTAATGGAAAAGGTGAGTATAAGGATAGAGGTAATAAAAAGATATTACCTATTAAATATACACCAGATTTTATTGGTAAAGGTTTTATAATAGAAACTAAAGGTAGAGCTAATGAGGCTTTTCCTATGAGATGGAAATTATTTAAGCATTACGCAGAACATAATTTAAACTCTGTATTGTATAAGCCTCAAAACCAAAAAGAATGTGATGAAACAGTTAGATTAATATTAAAACATGGCTAAATTAACGTTACAAAACTACTCGTGGAAACCTAAGAAGAAAAGACCAGGTGTACACAGTAAAAATAGAAACACTAAACAAAAATCAGGTAAGTATTACTCAGGTACTCCTTACCGCGGACAAGGAAGATAATATGAAAAAATGGGAATTAAGTTTTGGTCTTTTTGAAGGCCTATTGTTTGGGTATAGAAATTATCCAGACGCAGAAAACAACAAGATAGATCACGTGTTTTACGTATTTATATTCGATGTCTGTTTAACTTTACAATATTAAGATATGGGATTATTTGATAATAGAGTAGCATATAAACCTTTTGAGTACCCTGAGTATTATACTGAGGGTTGGTTGAAACAAGCTCAAGCATTTTGGTTACATACAGAGATCCCTATGTCGGGTGATGTAAAAGACTGGAACGAGAAGTTAACAGACGCAGAGAAAAACCTAGTAGGAAATATCTTATTAGGCTTTGCTCAGACTGAATGTGCAGTAAGTGATTACTGGACACAGAAAGTAGTATCATGGTTTCCTAAACACGAAATACAGCAGATGGCCATGATGTTCGGAAGTCAAGAGACAATACATGCTGTAGCATATAGTTATTTAAATGAAACACTTGGACTTGAAGACTTTGAAGCGTTTTTACATGAGCCAGCTACGGCTGAGCGTTTTGATAATCTCGTTTCATATAGTGGCACCGACCCTGTTGAAATTGGTAGATCATTGGCTATTTTTAGTGCTTTCGCAGAAGGAGTTTCTTTATACTCTGCTTTTGCAGTACTTTATAGCTTTCAGCTACGTAATTTACTTAAAGGAGTTGGACAACAAATGAAATGGTCTGTAAGAGACGAATCATTACATAGTAAAATGGGTTGTCAATTATTTAGACATATGTGTGAAGAAAAAGACTTTCTTGCAAAGACTTGCCAACCACACATAGTAGAAGCAGCACATGTAATGCATGATGCTGAAATGAAATACATAGATAAGATGTTTGAGGCAGGGGATATTGAAGGGTTGAAATCTTACGATCTTAAACAGTTTATAAAAAAGAGACTAAATGAAAAACTTGTTGAGCTTGGTTACAAAAAGCTCTCAAAAGAATTTAAGTACGATAAAGAAGCAGCGAAAAACTTGGATTGGTTTTATCATCTTACTGGTGGTCATACCCATACTGACTTTTTTGCTATTAGGCCGACCGATTACAGCAAAGCAAATGAAGGCGAAGACTTCGAAGACATCTGGTAATGGGTTGGAAATATAAAGTATTAAAATACTTAGTAAAAAACAAAAGACAGACAGCTTGGGAAAAGTTAGCTAGTAGAATAGGTTACATGGGTGCTGGGTTTTTAGTGGCAGCACAATGGACTGTGGAACCTGCTTTATACATAGCTGGCTTTTGCTGTGTGTTATGTCAAGTTACAGCGAGAAAACAATGGAACTTAGTCGCGTTAAATATTAACGGGCTAGTTGCATGGATAAATCATTTAATTAGAAATATATAATGTGGAGTAATAGATGGAAAAAAGGCGTTGATTACCCAGAGTGGGCAGACGCTGAAGTTTATAAAAAAACTATAGCTGGTGGTTATCTGTATAATGGAGAAACACCGAGAGAAGCTTATGAACGTGTAGCTACAACTGTAGCAAGACGTTTAAACAAGCCAGAAATGGCTAAAATATTTTTTGATTACATATGGAAAGGTTGGTTATGTCTAGCCTCTCCAGTGTTATCAAATACTGGTACTGAAAGAGGTTTACCAATATCATGCTTCGGTATTGATGTTGCAGATAGTATATTAGACATAGGACAAAAAAACCTAGAGATGATGCTATTAGCTAAACACGGTGGTGGAGTTGGTGTTGGCTTAAACATGATCAGACCTTCTGGTGCAAACATTACAATGAACGGTACATCCGATGGTGTTGTACCTTTTTGTAAAGTTTATGATTCTACAATACTAGCTACAAATCAAGGAGCTGTACGTAGAGGAGCTGCATCAGTAAATTTAAATATAGATCACAAAGATTGGGAAGACTGGTTAGAGATAAGAGAACCTAAGGGTGATGTTAATAGACAATCATTAAACCTACATCAATGTACTATAATCGGAGATAAGTTTATGCGTAAACTTAGAGACGGTGATAAAGTTGCAAGACGTAAATGGAGTAAATTACTACAGAAACGTAAAGCAACTGGTGAGCCTTATATAATGTACAAGGGTAATGTAAATAAGAACAACCCTTCTGCATACAAGGATAATGCTCTGAAAGTATTTATGACAAATATTTGTTCAGAGATAGTATTACACACGGATGAAAACCATAGCTTTGTTTGTTGTTTATCTAGTTTGAACCTAGCTAAATACCATGAATGGAAAGACTCTAATTTAATATATGATAGCATATGGTTTTTAGACGGTGTATTAGAGGAATTTATACAAAAAGCAAAAAACAGAAGAGGATTTGAAAACGCTGTTAGATCTGCAGAAAAAGGTAGAGCACTTGGATTAGGTGTTTTAGGTTGGCATACATATCTACAGCAAAAAGGATTTCCTTTTGAAGGATTATTAGCACAATATGAAACAAGAAGAATATTTTCACAAATTAAAATTGAAAGTGAAAGAGCTAGTTATGCTCTTGCAGAGGAGTTTGGAGAGCCTTTATGGTGTGTTGGAACTGGTTTCCGCAATACTCATTTACGTGCTATTGCTCCTACTGTTAGCAACAGCAAGCTTGCTGGTAATATTTCACCGGGTATTGAACCTTGGGCGGCGAACGTCTTTACAGACCAAAGTGCAAAAGGAACTTTCATCCGCAAAAATCCAACTTTAGTTAAAGAATTAGAAAAGCATAAATTAAACACTGAAAAAATATGGGATCAAATACTACGAGACGGAGGTTCTATTCAAGGTATCAAACAATTAGAGAACGTTACTTTAGGAGAACACAACGTACCTATAAAAGAAGTTTACAAAACTTTTAAAGAGATAAACCAACTAGAGTTGGTTAATCAAGCTGGTATCAGACAGCAATATATAGATCAAGCTGTTAGTTTAAATCTAGCTTTTCCATCTCAAGCTGATCCTAAATGGATTAATAAAGTACATTTAGAAGCATGGAAAAAAGGTATAAAAACTTTATACTATATGAGAACTGAATCTGTATTGAGAGGTGATATTGCTTCTCAAGCTATGGACCCTAACTGTTTAAGTTGTGATGGATAAAGGTTTTGGCGATACATTTGAAAGGTTTACTAAAGCTACAGGTATACACTGGTTGATAATGACTTTATCAAGAAAGTATAATATACCTTGTGGTTGTGAAAGAAGAAAAGAATTATTAAATAAATGGTTTCCCTATGGTAACAATAAATGAAATACTAGATCCAATAGATGTAGGTACTTTTTTTAAAGAGTATTGGAAAAAGAAACATCTTGTTATTAGAAGAAATAAATTTAAAAATTTATTTAATTTTAAATTACTAGATACTTACTTAAACAAGTACCCTCACATTAGAAGTTTACAGATACTAGACTATGATGATGAAGATACTAGATGGTGTTTAGATAAACACAAGAAACTAAAACAACCTATGTTAAGTAAACAAGAGGTACATAACTTGTGGAAAAAAGGTAAATCTTTTGTTATACCTTTTGCAGACTACGAGAATAAACCTTTAGTTGATATATGCTTTGAGTTAGAAAGATATTTTTCTCATGGCCAATGTAACATATATGCTTCACCGAAAGCAGGGTCAAAGAGTTTTCCACCTCATAAAGATGGTACAGAAAACTTTTTGTTTCACACTGAGGGTAGAGTTAAATGGACTTTATATAAAGACTTTGATAACAAAGAAATACTAGAAGAGATAACTCTGGAAGCAGGTGATTTACTTTACATACCAATAGGTATGTGGCATAAGGTAGATGCACCTGGTGCTAGGATGCTTATTAGTATTCATTTTGCTAATAAAAAAGATCAAGCGTTAGATAAGTTTAATATAAGTTCGTTAAGTGAAAACAATAGAAATAAATGGTATAACTGGTTACCAGATATGCCTAAACAAAAAAAGAAAAGACCTGTAAGACTTATGAACAAAGCTAGATGGTCTAAACCTTACTTTAATAAAAAAATATGAAAGCAGGAAAAATATGGGGTAAAACAGAAATGGTCCATAAAAATGGAGTATTAGAGTTTCACCGAATAGAATTTAATAAAGGATTTAAATGCTCTGAACACGAGCATAGATTTAAATGGAACGGATTTTTTGTTGAGTCCGGCAAAATGCTTGTCAGAGTTTGGCAAGAAGATCAAGGCTTGTTAGATGAAACAATACTTGAAGCAGGTGATTTTACTATGGTTAAACCTGGTAAGATACATCAGTTTGAAGGTATTGAAGATGGTGTAGCTTTTGAATTATATTGGGCTGAGTTTAATCACGATGATATAATCAGAAGAACTGCAGGTAAGAAGATATGAGAAACATAGCTGTAGTAATACCAGCAAGACTTAATAGTACTAGAATCAAACACAAGATGTTGATGAAGTTTGAAGATGAACCTCTGATACGTATTGTGTTTGACAAAGTACGTATGATGGGTTTTGATACGTTTGTTGCAACAGATAGTAAACGTATTGCAAAGCATATACCAATTAAATGGTGTATACAAACAGGCCCAGCTGAAAATGGTACACATAGGTTATCTAAACGTGCTGTGTTAGATTTAGTAGGTAGTTATGATTATATACTAAACATACAAGGAGACATGATAGATATAAACCACGAGACTATGAAACCTATTAAGAAAAGAATATTAGGTACATCAGAACCTCCACTGTGTTTAACAGCTTATACTAAAGGTGCTAAAGCTGACGATGTTAAAGTTATACATCAATCAGGTAAAGCAATGTGGTTTACGAGATCCGATATAGGTTATGGTGATAGGCATTTAGGTATATATGGTTATCACCCTTATTTATTGAAAACATATAGAACTATGGAAGATAAATATAAACAAGAGAGCTTAGAGCAAAATAGAATACTAGCAAACTACGATATAGAAGTAATTGAAACTAAATATAATGGAATTGAAATCAACACAGAAGCCGATATTAATAGCTGGAAGCTGTAGTATCGAAGGTAGAATACAAGCACATGAGATAGCTGACAAGTGTAGTCAACTAGCAGAAAAGTATGGATTTGATTATTATTTTAAAGGATCTTTTGATAAAGCAAACAGAACATCTGTAAACTCTAAACGAGGTATTGGTATAGATAAAGCTATAGATATATTTGCTGAATTAAAAGAGTTACAAGGTTGTAAAATTACAACTGACATACATGAACCTTGGCAAGCAGAAGAGTTAGCCAATGTTGTAGACATTATACAAATACCAGCTTATCTATGTAGGCAAACTGATTTATTAGTTGCCGCAGGTAATACTTTTAAAACTATTAATATTAAGAAAGGACAATTTGTAGATGGTCGTAGTATGATACACGCTATTGATAAAGTTAAGAGTACAGGTAACAATAAAGTTATGTTAACTGAAAGAGGTAGTATGTTTGGTATGGGTGATCTTGTTGTAGATCCTAGACAAATAGTTGATATGAAAGATCTAGGTGTACCAGTTATAATGGATTGCACTCACTCTACACAAAGACCTAACTCAGGTAATACAACAGCTGGTCAACCTAAATATACTTTACCTATAGCTAAAGTTGCTAAAGCATTAAACGTTGATGGCTACTTTTTTGAAGTACACGAAAATCCTAGTGCTGCTTGGAGTGACGGATCTAATATGGTACGTTTAGATAAATTTGAAGAAATACTAAAACAATTATGAGAATATTTATAGGGCACGATAGTAAGTTTCCACAAGCAACTCAAGTTTGTAGAAAATCTATGTTAGACTTTAATAAACAGTTAAAGATATACTACTTAGACAAAGCTAAATTAAAACATACAGATGTATACGGTAGAGAAGATGTAGCTGGTGAATCAACAGAGTTTTCGTTTACCAGGTTTTATGTGCCTTTGCTATGTGGATATGACGGTATAGCAATGTTTTGTGATAACGACTTTTTGTGGCAATGTGATCCTATGGAGTTAGTAAGTTACTTAGGTGATAACGATATAGCTGTAGTAAAGCATGAGTACTATAGTGTCACTGGAACTAAAATGGACGGTATAGAAAACAAGTCTTATCCAAGAAAAAACTGGTCGAGCTTAGTTATTTTTAATTGTTCTAAATTAAAACATTTAACAAAAGAATATTTAGACAAAGCAAAACCATCAGAGCTACATGAATTAAGGTGGGCAGAGAGCATAGGTGATATACCTAAAGAATATAATTGTTTAGTAGGTCATTACGAGTGTAACAATGCTAAAGCATTACATTATACTAACGGTGGACCTTGGTTTGATAAATTTAAAGGAGCAGAAAAATCATTAGCATGGTGGACAGTATACAAGAGTTTGTAAAAGATAAATCAGTGTTATTCGTTGGTAACTCAGTTGAGATGATGGAACATAATCTTGCTGAGTTTATTGACGGCTTTGATATTGTTGTTAGGTTTGGTAGAGCTATATCAGCCAACGAAACACAACAAAAACAGTTAGGTAGTAAATGTGACATATGGATAACAGGTCAGTTTAGAGCTCCTGAATGGCACAAGAATAGAAAAAACTTTGAAACAGGTAAGTATAAAAATACTAAGATCTTAGTTAATAGATGTAGAGGTAATTTTATATTAAAAGAGTGGAAGTTAGAAGAACATTTACCTAAGAACATGCCTTATGAGTTTATGTATTCAGATCAAGAGATTATAGATCTTATGAAGAATAGGTTTAATAAAGACATGATCGATACTAGTGAGTATAGACCTAGTGCAGGTTTTATAAGTCTTATATGGTTTATAGAAAAAATAAAAGTGTATAAAGATATACACTTAATAGGTTTTGATTTTTTTGCTAAACAAACTAACATAAAACCAAGAGACAAAAAAGGAATTGAAAGTGGTTGCAAACCTCATAGCTGGCATTTACCAGTATATGTTTTAAAAAGACCAGCTCACGATTCTAAAATGGAACAGAAATATGTTAAGCAGCTAGAAAAGAATAAGCTGTTACATTGGTATATATTAAGTGATCTTGAGAAAGGTGTTGTGAAATACAACGGTTGGATGAAAGGTGAAAAGATTATATCGTCTATACCTAAAAAGACTAAGATATCAAAAATTTAGCTATAACCTCAGCTACAACTTCAACACATAATAATAATATAATAGGTAGTATATATTCCCACCAATCATATTTACCATTATTATTTAAATCAAAGAATTTCACTTCTTAATTTTTTCAACAGCAGATATACCGAAGCAGCCTAATGTAACCCATACAAATGAGTTATAAACTACTTCATTTATAATAAGATCTTTATCTGCTATCAAGCTTGTCATCAAGTCAGCTACAGCAAATAATACCATTACTATAAAGGATGCAAATCCTATTATATTCTTCTCGTTAATTTCGTTTTTATCTTGAAATAATTTCCACATATCTTAACATTTCCATCTACGTCTAGCGGCTTTACCTCTTGGTCCAGTCCAACCTTTTGATCTAGCGCAGAATGATTTTCTTCTTTTAGCAGCCTTGCTACCTTTTTTAACTTTACCTGTTACAGCTGTTTTTAATTTACTACCAGGATTTTTAGCTCTATAAGCTTTTACACCTTTAGATGTCATACCTGCGCCTTCTTTTGTTGTGCGGAAGTTACGACCTTTACCTTTAGTAGTTTTTCTTACATCAGGTTTTCTTTTTCTTTTCTGTGCAACAGAGCCAGCTAATTCTTCTTTGTTATCTTTTGTATACGTTCGGTCAGCTCCTGCATATACTATCTTTTCTTTTTTACCACCTTGCTCACCTCTAGTGCTTAACTCCTCACCCATCAAATACCCAGTTTGGGTTTTACCTGAGTTTTTACCAGATAACGACATAGCTGCATTTACACGAGGATCCATACCTCTATGTCTACTAGATCTTACTGTTACAGTATCAGAAGGTGTAGTACCTAAAGCATTTAAAACATCTTCACTTATATTTATATCTTCATAGTTTTGAATAACCTCTTTAGATAACTTGCTTTTGTTTTTTTTGACAGGACTACTATTACCAACAGTCATGTAGTTTCTTCTACGACCGCAGCTTGTCTTTTGAAATGGATTATTTTTTTGAGAGTATGCCATTGTTATGCTTTTTTACAACTACCAGGCGAATATGCTTTTTTACCTTTCACAGCTTTATATCCTTTCCAACATCTTTTGAATGGTGTCATAGATACGTTGTGATTATGTTTTTTTGCTTGTGAGTCTTTTAAAGCTTTATCAGTTGGATAATTCTTATCTCCAGGTTTCGCTGGTGATTCTCCTCTTTTTCTTTTTGCATGGATATTTGCCCATAAACCTTTCTTTCCCATATTAATTATTTTTTCTTGGATTAACGATTACTGGATTTGGTGGTGTTACCGATCCTGCTGGTTTGATCGTAGGTGTCGTATTAGTTGGCGTATTGTTAGAACTGTTATTATTATAGTTGCTATTACCATGTGCATTGTTGTTTGGTTTATAATTATTATAATTATGATTATAAGGTCTCCAATAATAGTTATGGTTGTAAGGCCTGTAGTAATCATAACCTATTACATTATATATTACATTAGGTTTAATAGAATTAATTGGTATTTTTAAAGTATCTCCTTCTTCTGTTAAAGCGAGTACGTGTGTTACTTTAGGTTGATTTGATTTATAGTAATAAGGTGAACAACCAGATAGCATAGCAAATAACATTATACTTAATAAAGTAAGTATAGCTATTACTCTTCCTTTGTCTCTTTGTGTATCTGTCATATTACCATATATTTAGTTTTACCGTCTTTACGGTAAGCTTTTAAACATCTTTTTCTATTTGCTTCTTCGCTAACGTAACTGACATGTACCCAGTTTGGGTTTTCATCAGTACCAAATTCCCATATCATTTGATCGTAATCGCAATTAGCTTTTATCCAATTAAACATCTCTGCGTTAGAAGCGTGGCCAAATGTATCATCAATATCAATTGCTTGTCCGTGACAATGCTGTGATTTAGCTGATCCGCCAATAGCTTTATTAAGTTCAGGTCCACGATAAAACGAATTTATCTTTATAGGACCTCCTACGTGAGTTCTAAGAGGTTCAAACACATTTTCTGAAACCTTTATCATGTTATATAGATGATCGTCAGAGGGATCGTTTTTTAAACCTAATCTTAGCGCAGTTATGCTATACACGCCTTCCTTGTAACTTACGTGTTTACTTATTCTTTGCATTATTTTTTTATTACTTCTTTGATAGCTTTAGCTTTTGCTTTGATGTTTTTAGCTTTAGCTATTATAATATCATCTACAGTGGTCTTGTTCCAAAGCAACACCCACATATCTTTCCAATACTCTTTAGTTAATTTCCACATAATTTATTATTTACAAATACATATTTCACAAAATGGACACATAATTTTAAAATTTAGAAGCCGTGTTGACTTCGTTAATACTCTCTTGAATTTCTTTTAAACCAGCAGGTAATTCAAGGTCTAATCCTGCTTTAAAAACTGTTTCTTTTATACCACCTTTAAATATTATTATTGTAGGTGCCATACGTACTCTATATTTTTTCTTTGCTTCTGGTGCTTCAGCTATGTTAACTCTATAATAAGTTGCATCTTCTATTTGTTGCCACTCAGCAAAACAATTAGCTTCATTAAATTTAGCCCAAAACTCCACAACAACTGGTAGTGATTGATCATCACCAAATGCTTTATGTTCTTTTATTTTATCTTCAAAGTTAGAATCATTTAACCAATACTCCTCTGGTACATCAACCTGACCTAATGATATAAATGGAATTAAAATTAAAATTAAATATTTCATGTTATTTGTTTTTTTGTATTTCGTATAATCTTTCATCAATTTTATCTAATTGATCTCTCATCGCCTCAACATCTTCTTGTGTGTCAAGTATTGTCTGGCGAATCAACTCGTCTTTTAGATCATACTCTATTCTATCTATTACTGGTTCAGGCAACTCTTTTGCTAAAGCTATATCAGCTTGTAAAGCGAACCACATAGCAGCCAAGCTAAATACGCCTGCTCCTATAAGTCCTAATGTTTTTAAATCTAATGTTACCTTTGTTTCTTCGCCTATTTGTTTTGCCATGACTATCTAAATGTATAATTAATTCCAAAGTTTGAATTGAACATTTCAGTGTCCCAAAATTTAGTATACTCTCCCTCAACAAACAAACCGATTGATTTGCTAATCTTAACTCCAAGTACTAAACCAGCTTGATAGTCACTCCATTGTTCACCGTCTAATAAGTTATTGTGTCCACCTTTACCCCAGCTGTTTCTGTGTAAATAGCTGAAATCTTCATTACCTTGTATATATTTGTGGTAAGGTAATATCCAGCTACCATAAGCGTGTAGCCAAAAGTTATTTTTGTAATGGTAAAAGTCTGCACCGATGACTGGAGCAACTTCACCAAAAGCATCAAGATCAGCCCAAGCTTCTTGATTGTATCTATTCAATAAACCAGGCATTATTCTGTCTCTAAAATCAGCATCGGTATAAGCCACAATATCTCCTTGTTCGTTAACCCAATACCAGTCATATGTTGAGTTACCAAACTCATCATTTTGTGAATAGTATATGTCATCATAACCATACTCAAAACCTAGAGTGTACCATGGGTTTACAGCATCACCATTTTCATCTTGTTCGTTTAACCATATTTCTACTGGATTATAACCGTAAGGACGTTGATGTGTTCTATATATTGCACCAGCAGATATACTAAGTTTCTTACCAATAGGTAACCTGGCTCTTAATTCACCAGACATGTATTGAAAATTTATTTTACCAGTTTCTCTAGCTTCAAACTTAGCTATGTGATAGTCTCCTGTGTGTCTTACAAATAACCTTTTGTTTTCAAATTTATCACCGTTAAATCTTTCTTTTTCCCAGTGTAATAAATATTCTAATCCTTGTACAGCTGATGTAGGTGCTGATAAACCTATTTGTTTTTCTACCTTTTGGTTACCTGTCCAAAAGTTACCAGGTTTTATTTCATAATCAAACCTAGCTAACTTACGAATACCAAAACCATATCTATAATTGAAAGGGTGGTAGTCTGCTCTGTCTTCTACTTGTGGTATGCCATAAAAATCTTCAGGATCTGTACGTATGAAGTAATTAGGTTGGACCAACCTAGCGTTCTCTATATTACCGGCGGTATAGAACGTTCCGTACTTAAGGAAATCTTTGTATAATTCTTTAAAAAATTGTGCTTCAGCATTGCTAGAGATCAGCAGTGCTACAATTAATAGTAGTTTTTTCATAGTTAAGTCGTTATTCTTTTATTATCACTTGTTTTCTTGATTATTTAGATATTCATCTACTTTCTTTTTCATCCAAGCACGTCTTTCTTTACCGGATAAATCATAGTATTCATCTTCTTCAGCCCAAGACATATTGTCTAATATAAATGCTTCCGCAGCGTCTTTAATCTTTTTGTTTCTCTCTCTAGTTTCTTTAGCTTTTATCTTACCCTGTTCTTTACGTACTTCTTTTGCTTGAGTTTTTATATCTTCGTGTTCAGGGTATAACTCCATATTCATTTGATAATATGGCCAACCCATAGCAACAGCAACTCTTTGCCAAGTAGCATGTCTTTCTTGTAAGCTACCTTGTATATTTCTTAACAACAGTATAGCTTTACTTAAAGGTATGTTTGTTGCTGCTTGAGTTTCAGCACCTATAATATCCCACAATGGACTATCTAATGCTAATCCTCTAGCGTTTATAACATCTTTTTCAAACTTGTAAGTTTGTATACCTGAGTACATTAACCTTGCTTTACTACCTAATGTAGGTGACATGTTTATAGCTTCTATCAATGTATATGTGTGATCAGCGTTCCAACCTTTCTTTTCTTGCGCGTGATACTGTAGTAGTATATTTTTAATAGTAGATACTATAGCTCCAGGTAAACCAGATCCTCTAAGTATTGTATCACCCATTTGATTTACCGCTCTAAACTTTTGACCATACTCTTTAGCTAATTGTTTTTCATTATCTGCTAAATCATCTTCATCAAAGAACAACGCGAATAAACCTGTCTGCATAGCATTGAATATAAAGTTTTGTAAAGCTCCATAGTATACTATTTTACCAATATTAGACATATCACTTTGGTATTGAGTTTTGTAAGGAGGTGTTATTCTTCTATTTACTAAATCTAAACCTGCCATTTTCATAACTCTATTATACTGGAAAGGTGTATTTTGCCAAGCAAAAACCGTTCTACCTAATGGACCAGCTTGTAATGGTGATATTTTAGAAGGATCCGCAGACTGCTGGTTTCTTTCTGTTACTTCAGAAAAATCTTCAAATGCTTTTGCTTCAGCTTCAGCTTTAGGCATGCCTTGCTTTATGTATGTTTTAGTTCTGTTTATAAGAAAAGTAGCACCACCAGTTGCAATAGCTAAACTATCAACAGCTCTTGTAGGTGTAAAACCTATCTTTAATAAATAAGCTAACATACCTTTGAAACCACCGCTATTAGCTGCTTCTGCCATTTCAGCTTCTTGTACATTAAGCTTTAAACCAGTTCTTCTTTGTTTTAGCTTAGGTGAATTAAATATTTTTACAACATGTTTTACATAATTAGGTAGGTTAGCAAAAGCTGCTGCAGCTTTAAATATATTATTATCACCGTAGTTTATATAGTTAAATAAAGATAAAGACTGTAATGTTGCAGATCTAAAGTTTATAAACATAGTAGCACCAACAGAGTTGTTGATCCACATC